GCGGCGATATGGCAAGCCCAATCCAGCTAAAAATGTAAAAGCTCCGACTGCGGAGTCGACCTGGTCGTCATGGTTGCACGCTTCAGGAAATGATGAAAGTTCGTCTAACCAGTCGCTCAGCCATGAATTACGCACTATTCGTACGTTTCCATTTGCAACTGCTGCTGCGAAAGGACGAGCGCGAGTAATTTTGTCTCCAGTGGCCCTAATCCCACCAAAGTCATACCCGGCGAGGATGTATCTGGCGTACTGGTCAACCAGGGCTTTTCCGGATGAACCCGGTTCCTGCTCCATTCGAATCTGAACAGCTACGCCATCTTCGTTTGCGGTCTGGGCGATTAACTGCTCAACCTTGTCGCCCTTGACTCTGGCCCGCTTTACGTCGAGAATATAGGCAACTCCCTGGTCAAAAAGCATTAATGTACCAACGGTCCAGTCAGGGTCTGGATTTGAGTGGTTTGGCTCAGTGGCAGCCAAGTCCCAAAATCTGACCACTCTTGCCTGTGGTGTGACAATTGGCACTTCGTGGGGGTCAATAATAACAAAGGAAGTTCTGTCAAACAACGAACCCAGGGTCGTAGCCCACCAGTCGCCCTCTTCAAGGCGACGACGCTCAATCGGGTCAAGGGAAGCCAGAGCCTGGCGGTATGAGTCGGCGTCGATTCCGGGGTTGTCTGTAAGGAGGGAGGGTACAAATATTCGGTTTGTAGTCTCGCCTTCCACGATAAACCTCTGTCTTACCCAGTTTGGCGCAGGGTTAGACGCGGCTCTCATTCGCAGAGGAACCTTGGCTAGCTCACCACTATTAGGGCGACGAAGACGAGAGAAAAGGTATCTGTAGTCAGATTCCCGGATTTCCGTAACTTCGTCCATACCAATGAACTGGAATTCCGAACCCTTGTAGCGAAGGTAGTCATTTGTGTTGTTCAGGTATCCAAACGAGATTCTTGCCCCAGAAGGGAATGTAGCCACATAGCTATTAGCGTTCCAGTGGACATCGTCATAGTTTGCCATCCATGACCTAAAACGGTCCATGAGAGCTCCAGGAAGCGAAAGGTCAGCGAAGGTTCGACGGAAAAGAATTGCCGAGTACCCAGGAACGTCAACATACTGCAAGGCCGACATTAGAAGCGCAGAGCTCTTTCCTCCACCAGCAGCACCACCAAAAAGGGCCTCAAGAGTGTTTGTTCTCAAAAACACTTTCTGAGTGATTGATGGCTTTTCGGCACAGTATTCGGATATTTTGGGCTCCAAATATTCCAGTACTTTGTTCCAGTCGGTCATTGCTTGCCCTTCGAGGTGTATAGGTATAGATTAGTATGCAACAAGAGAGATTGAGGAGCAGTACCTAGTGTCCAGTGTAAAACAGTCGTACGTGTCAAGAAAAATTGAGCCGCTAATTAAAAAAATTAAAAAAGGCTTATCTAGACGGGCAACCGCCAATCTAATGATGGTTTCGTTTATACTGTTTACTGCTATTGGATGTTTTTTGGTGTACGTGCCCGCTGGCTTCATATGTGCCGGCATATCTTGTGGTTTGTTCGGTTTTCTTCTAGGACAGGAATAAATACTAAATCATGGCCTGGAATATTGGTAATAAAGACCTCGGCGGATTCGAGAAAAAGGCTGGAAACATTGGTCCAGGCGCTCCCGTCGCATATAACCCATCAATGGCTGGTCGGCCATACAAAGACTCGTGGGATATTGAGCGCGCTTACAGAGAAGGCGTTCAGAAGGTCACATGGGTAAACCGCTGTATTGACGCGATTGCTGGCAACCAGGCGAGATTGCCAATGATTATCAGAAAAGACAATTCACCAGATGGTGAAATCGTTCGCAAGAAGAACCCGATTCTTGACATTCTTAACTCGACGGCAAACCAGGGAGAAAACTCCTTTATCTTTAGATATAGGCTTTCTTCACAGCTTTTGATGTCTAGCCGTGGTGCCTTTATCGAGAAAGTTCGTGGCAGAAATGGAGAGGTAGTAGCTCTTCACCTTCTCCCACCACAACACACCTCTCCAATACCAGACCCTAAGCGCTTTGTTTCCGGATTTGAAGTGGACATGCGAAATGGTACGAAAATAATCCTTCGTCCTGAAGATGTAATTTGGGTTCGTCGTCCGCACCCCTTGGACCCATATCTGTCAATGACGCCAATGGAAGCGGCTGGTATCGCAATTGAAATTGAAAACCTTGCAAAAATTTATAACCGTAACTTCCTTCTGAATGACGGTCGCCCAGGCGGCTTGATTGTTGTTCGTGGAGAAATTGACGACGACGACAAGGACGAGCTTAGAAGTAGATTCCGCGGCAACCTTTCAAAGACAGGTGCCGTAACGGTTCTTTCCTCTGACGAGGGTGTTGACTTCGTTGATACCGGAGCCTCACCACGAGATGCCGCGTATATACAGATGCGTCAAATCACTAAGGAAGAAATTCTCTCCGCCTTCGGTGTACCTGAATCGGTTATCGGAAACGCTGCAGGACGCACATTCTCAAATGCCGGCGAAGAAATCCGTGTTTTCTGGGTTGAGACAATGATGCCCCACTTGATGCAGATGGCCAGAGCTCTCGACGCTCTTGACCCCGAGTACTACATCGACTTTGACACCTCGCAAGTTCCCGTTCTTGTTCTGTACAAGCAGGAGCGTGAACGCTATTTGCTCGACGAGCTTCAGGCTGGATTAATTAGCCCAAATGAATACCGTGCCGGAACAGGCAAAAAAGAAATTGATTCAGACTTGATGAACGCAATGCTCGCCAACCCGAACTTGACGCCAATCGGCTACACGGACAAACCGTTTGACTCAACACAGCAACAGCAACTTGACATGATGGGTGCTCAGCAGGGTGCTCCTGGAGCTCCTCAGATGCCAGGAATGCCGCCAATGCCCGGTGCGGTGCTTGGGCAGGAATCAGGGATGATTGGGGCACCAGAGGCTCCCCAAGAGGGAATGACGGCAGCTTTAGCTCAAGAGGCACAAGTAATCCCAACAGAGGTTGGACCGGTTCAAGGATTGTCAGAGAACTTAAACGAACTTCGCTTTAAGTCCATGAACGCGGCAATTGATGAATGGGACACGAAAGCTGAGCAGGATTCCGATAGATGGGTCGAAATAATGGATAGAAGCCTTGAGCGCCTATTCGACCGACAGAACCGCGTAGTCATTGAGAAGGCAAATGGAGCCAAGGCCAAGAAAAGCCTTGAGTCGGGGAAACTTGAGGGAAGCGCAATATTTGATACCGACGTTTGGAATAAGCAGTTACAGGAAGACTTGCGACCTGTAATCAAAGCGATTATTGAAGACTCCGCTCGTCTTGCTTCTCAAAAAACCGGAATGCCTGTAGAAATAGACGAAGAAGAGCTTAATGAATACATTGAGCAACAGCTAAATAGGGCCCAGCAGGTCAACAATACGACAAAAGAAGAAATTCTTGCCGCGATATTGATAGCCCAGTCATTGCAAGATGATGAAGATAGGTCAGGAATGCTTAAGGCTGCTCTTGCGGCAATATTCCTTAATCTCCTTACGAAACGCCGTCGTCTTATAGCTGAGCACGAGTCGCAATCTGCCTACAATGCCGGAACATACTTTGCTAGCCGTCTTCTTGGCTCCCCAACAAAGACATGGGTTACCAGAAAAGATGCAAAAGTTAGAGCTGAGCACCTGTTAATGCAGGGCAAGACAGTTGATGTTGGTCAGTCTTTTGATGTCGATGGCGTCAAGATGCGATTCCCCGGAGACCCTTCTGCTCCAGTGCATTTAACAATCAACTGTAGATGCCGCCTCAAGTTTGACACACTTTAAGTAAACTCGCGGACTTTACTTAAAGTGTTCCGCTAGACGACTGTTTAATTGTTTATTATTGAACCTGTCGAAAGGTTTGCTATATGCCATCATCTTTTACAGATATGAATACGACAGAAGAAAAAGCTACAGAATACAAGGCCATTCCTGGTCAGTTTAATGTTGATGAAGCTCTTGGCATTGTTGAATGTTTCGTCGCCGGCATAGGAAACAAGGACTCCGTTGGAGATGTCTGCCTTCCTGGTGCTTTCTCTGGAAGCCTTAAGCGTCGTAAGCCACGTGTTGTATGGGGACACAACTGGAATGAGCCAATTGGCAAAGTTCTAGACATTTACGAAGTCGGTCCCAACGACCCACGTCTACCCATGAAGATGAGACGTGCCGGTATCGGTGGTCTGTATGCTCGCGTTCAGTTCAACCTCAAATCCGAAAGAGGCAAGGAAGCATTTAATAGCGTTGTCTTCTTTGGAGAAGAGCAAGAGTGGTCAATTGGATACAAGACTCTAGATGCTGTTTTTGACCCGTCACACCAAGCAAACATGCTTAAAGAAGTCGAGCTATACGAAGTATCTCCCGTTTTGCACGGTGCAAACCAGCTAACAGGAACGATATCCATCAAAGCTGACCAGCCATTAAAAGACCCAAAGGGTGGATTAACCGCCGCTGGACGTAGGCACTTTAAGAATACTGAAGGCGCAGACCTCAAGCCCGGAGTTAAGGGCCCAGCAGACACCCCAGAGAAGATGCGCCGCAAAGGCTCATTCCTCACTCGCTTTTACACAAACCCTTCAGGTCCTCTTGTTGATGAAGATGGAGAGCCAACACGCCTAGCGCTTGCTGCGGTTGCATGGGGGGAGCCAGCACCAAAGAACCGTGAGGACGCAGCAGAACTCGCTGCAAAGGGCAGAAGAATGCTAGATAGGTACGGAAAAGCCAAAGCTAAAGCCGACCCGTCACAGGTTGACGAAAAAAGCGCAATATATAAGTCGCCCGAGCACATGTCAAATACATCGGTTGGACGCATGGCCGAACTTGCAAAAGCCCTGTCGGAAAGATTTAGCTCGCCAGTAAAAATTAGAACAGCAGACAGGGACATGGTTGTTTTTGACATCAGCAATGGTGGACAATCAACAACGATGAGAATCACTTACTACTTTGATGGTGAGGAATTTATGTTCGGTGAGCCACATCAGGTTCGTGCCGAAACTGTATATCTCCCGGCAAATACTCCTTCAGGAATAATGCCGGGACACGCTTTTCCAGACATGGAGGATGACGATGATTCAGAAGAATACGCTCATGGGGCTCGTGAAATGATTAGAAACGTATCTCAAAAGCCTCACGACGATTGTGGTTGTGGATGCTCTGGTGCAGGAACATGTGGAGTTCCTAAGCCTTCTATTAGCTGGAGTAAGTTCAAGGAAAGAACCCCTGGAGCACACCTTTTCGTAAGAGCACTTGGTCAGGAAAAATCAGACGCACTAGAGCTGGTAAAGACGGTATGCGATTATCACGGAATTGAAATGAAGGAGCTTGAAGACGGAGTAGCTGTTCCATTTATTGACTCTTTGTCTGATGACGGATATGAAGCCATAATGACAGTCGCATCTAATATGTCAGAAGGATTTGACGCAAAGAGTATTGGCGGAAAACTCCGCCGAGTGGGAAGAATGGCAAACAACTTTGACCGTTTTGACCCTAACGCTATTGACGCCGATGGTGACTCACAGGTTCAAGAAGGAACACGCTTTCAGCGCCCTGCAGCTCCTCGAAACATGCCAAAGGTTAAGCCAATCAAGGTTCCCCGCAGAGAAGATGTGCCACTAAAGCCTTCTGTTCCATCAACCCCAACGCCAGCCCCCACAAGAGTTCCTGAAAAGCCAAGAGTTCCACAAAGAGCAAGAGTCTCGGGAGCCATGGGCAGAGACAGAGACAGAATACCAAGCCGGGAAAACGTGTTCGAAGACCTTTCTCCGGCACAGGCAGGAAGACTTGCTCCCCTTGATGGCAACCTAGGCGGACGTCGACCAGGTCAATCACCAACTGGCTATGAAAATGTTTTGAGAGACATGATTTCTGTTGATGCGGAAAAACCCAAGAAACCAAAGAAAAAGCCATCTCGTCTAAGTGGCTCCATGGGGCTTAGTGATGACAGCCTCAACTGGAGAACCAGAGATTTTCTTAATCCAGAACCATCTGAGCTTGGCAAGGAAATGGACAAAATCATTGAAACCGCAGACGGTGATTCTGCATGGGACGCATGGGATGAGCTCGATAACAAGCTCGGAGGAATGCTTGATGATATGTCGCTTGGCGACCTAGAAGACGCTTTGGATGAAATGAAAGCAAAATTCCGCCAATGGGGAATTGGCATGCAGAACGAATATAACGACGCACTAGCTGACAGGTTGATGTGGGGAGACGAAGAAGGAGTTGTTAAACATCTGATGCGTTGGCAAGACATGACAAAACGGCAAGCACAAAAAGAGGCTCCGAGACTAATTGAGGAATATGAAGCTGCAAGCCAAAAAGAACAAGCTTTTGGACAGGTTATCGATGCTTTGAAGTCGCGAATTAAAGAAATAGAAAAAGCAGAGGACGCATTAAGCGAGGATGATTTTTATGATTAGGTCATTTATTTCTGTAAATAAAGAAATTGATATAGATGTAAAGTCTGGCGAGTTTGTAATTAATTCAGGAGTTGAAAAAATTGTACGACTTTTTGTCGAACCTGAAATAATTGATAACCAAGGTTCGGTGACTTCAGGTCAAATATCCATAAAGACAGCAATGCCATACATAGACGATGTTGTAGACACAATCTCTTCTGTGATGGAGTATCACGGCGTTGAGGGTTACCTTGACGGAAACACTATTGTTATTGAAGATGCTGAATACCTAGCTGAAGACACAATCGACGCTTTGGAGACGGCAGTCAAGGGGTTGAACACCTATTTAAAATGACACCGGCCGGTCAGCCATCTGGTCGGCCATCATCAAAGCCTGTTAATGGCGCATCACAGGGTAATAACTACACCCAGGGACGCTCTCCAATAGGTTATGCTACTTCAAGGCAATTAGCGAATATTCAACATAAGTATCAGTGCATAGTCACGGGCGAAAAACGCTTGGAACCGTGTGCCGGATGCACAAACACAAAAGGTTGTCTCACAAGGACACTCCAACACAAGGAGCCATAATGCAAGAAAAAGCTATCGTAAAACTTGACGCTGACGGAAATGTAACGCAGTGCGCAAAAGGCGCAGGCGCGTCTGAATGCGGCTATCAACCGGGCGCAAAGGCATGTGGCAAGTGCGGAGCCATGGCTGTTATGTCCAAGGGCGACATGATGGATGAAGAAGAAGATGACGACGACATGATGGACGAAGAAATGCCCATGATGAAGAAGAAAAAGAAGCCAATGATGGCCATGGACGAAGACGACATGATGGACGAAGACGAAGAAGAAATGAAAATGTACGGCGAGTCCGAATTCATGCCTGGTATGAAGCCAAAAAAGAAAATGGGAATGGCTATGCCAGAGATGGACGAAGAAGAAATACCCATGAAGAAGGGTCGCAAGATGTCAATGGGCGTAGACGGCAAAGAGCCTATGTTCCCCATGAAGAAAAAGAAGCCAATGATGGCCATGGACGAAGAAAAAATGATGGACGAAGAGGACGAGGAGGGCGTAGGTGCGCTTCGCAAGAAAATGCGCATGAACCGTCTCAACTCCATGGGCTTTAAGTCAGCCGACCTCGAAACAGACGAATTGTTTATGTGCCAGTTTGAGCGCAAGGTCTATCCAATGGGTGAGTCCGTGTGTGATAGCTGCCCAGGTGGATGTATGCCAGAAGGAAAGATGCCAGGAATTCTTGAAATCGAAGGAATCGCTGAGGACATGTTCTCAGGCAAGGTTCTTGACTCTGGATACTCAGACGACGCAGACCTTTTCATCGTTGACGTGGAGCGCAAAGATGGCAAGCCTATTGAGATTTTCTTTGATGGCGAAACAGCAGAAGTTATGGGTTGGCACATGCTTAACGCAGACGTTCTCAATGTTAAGTCAGGCCTGCAGAACCAGAGCTTGATTAGCTTCTCTGAAGCTGCAGAAATTGCAACCAAGAGCATCTTTGGCGATGTCGTCGCTGTAGAGCCAGATGTTTTTGAAGGCTTTGACGCATACGCGGTAGAAGTAGAGGGACTTGATGGCAAGTCTTATGACGTTTTTGTCTCTCTTGATGGTGAGCTTTTGGGTTACGACGAGTACACCCTTGATGAGGCCGAGTCAATTGAGGCAGAAGCAGCAGAGATTGCGCTTAAGCGCGCCTACACAGAAGAGTCACGCGAACAGATGGCAAAAGCTGGAAACGCTTTGCCTGACGGTTCTTTCCCAATCAAGGACGAGTCAGACTTGCGTAATGCAATTCAGGCTTACGGTCGTGCAAAGGACAAGGATGCAGCCAAGGCTCACATCATGAAGCGTGCACTTGACCTCGGACTAGAAGAGTTGATTCCAATGAATTGGGTTCCAGAATCCGACAAGAACAAAGCAAAGATGGAAGGCAAGTCAGAAGAAGAATCATTCTTGAATGACCTGCTTGAATTTGAAATGCTCGCAGCAGAGCAGGGAATTGAAGGAGAAAAATAATGCAACACAAAAATGCAGCCCCAGCAGGTGTTTTTCAGCAGTCCAATAAAGCGGATTTTGCTGTTGAAAACAAAGAGGAAGTTTCGACTCCTTCTGGCATTGGTTCCGAACTGAGTGAATCAGTAAAGCCTCAGAAACCAAAAGCCAAGAAGGCAAAGGAAGAAGAGACTACCGAAGCTCCAGTAGTTGAAGTGGCTCCAGCAGCTGAAGAAGCTTCGGTAGCTCCAGTAGCTGAAGAAGCTGTTGTGGTTGAGGTCGTTCCCGAAGAACAGCCGTCGACCGAAGAAGAATCAACAGATTCAAAATAGCCTAAGTAGCACCCCGGTGCACTCCGGGCAAATAGAATTGAATGTACATAGTCGTTCATAAATGGAGTGCCGATGGCTGAACCGCGTAAAAAACACAGTGATATAGAGCGAAAGCTTATAAATACTGTCTTTTCTGACGACTTCGAACTAAGAGGATTTGGTGCCGGACATCTCTACAAGGCAGAAAAAAATACTTCTGAAGACGACAAAGAAGTAAAAAAGAAAATCTCCAAACCAGCAAAAACGCCTTTCAAGCAATGGGCAAGAGACTGGCAAGAAGGCGACGCTTTGCCCTTCATGCCGCCCGGTAAAATTCTTCAGCTTGACTCGCTTGGAACAAAGCCAAATAAAAAACCATTATTTCGGGATGCGGACCCTACCCGCAAAAGAAGCCTTAATGAAATAGGCCTAATGTCAAGCAAGTCGGTTCTTGGCAGAACTATTAACAACATGCCAGGAGCAATGCAAATCATTGCGATGGTGGCAAAGCGTAGAGGCATCCCAGTAGATGACCAGGGCAAGCTCAGATGTCCTGCAGGAACACCGGCAGCAAACCAATTTACAGACCTTCAGATGTCGAACTGTATGGTTCCATCTGCCGCAACAGCCGCTAGAGAAGCAGCAGGTGCCGTCAGAAGCGCTGTAGGCGGTTCAAGCCCTGCGGGTAGTGCGATTGTTGGCTCTGTAAGTATTGGCGGCAGAGTGGTAGACGCTGATGGAGACAGCGTTTACGGAGCCCTAGAAGCTGCTCAAAGATTTTTGATTTTTAAAAAAAGACGCGCAGCAAGAGAAAAACTTGTATCTCAGCTTTTTGGAAACTTTAGGTCTAATGCTGGTGCAAAAAAGGCACTTCTTCGAGCTTTCCCCAAGATGGATAAAGAGAGTTTAGACAAGTTTTTAAATGACTTTAATGGTCTTAGCGGGCAAGACCTGGCTGACTACCTCGACATGCGTGAAGCGTTTATTGGTTCCCTTCTCTATGAAGCTTCAAAAAATAGAGAAGCTGCAGAAACTGCTGAAATAGTTTGGGAGTTTGGCGAAGAACTTTTATCTGAAGGAGAGGGTTTTCAGGTTCAAATAGAGACTGGAGAGGACTCTCAGCCATTTGTTCTTTTTAGATACAGCCCAATAGGTCTAGTCAACGTAAAAAACAACATACAAGAAAACCATTTAGCAAACGGCACAAGCAACGACCCAGACAACCCACAAAATGCATCTGACTTTGGTTCATATGTTGGCACTCACGAATTTTTTCACTTAGCCGATTTTCATGAAACATTTAAAAAGCTTGGTCTCGACATAAACGACACAAATTATGACTCTGCAATTGAAAAAATTGACAACATAATAAACGGAGATGTTAATGGGGCTTTAAGCCAGGGTCTAATAACTCCAGAACAACACGCTCTATGGAACTTGCATGAAAAATTAAAGTCCGACATTGCGTCTGGCGTAAGCAACGAAGATGCACTAGATAGTTTTTACGAAGAAATAGCTAAGTTTTTTACAGAAGGAACAGGCCTGTATACGCCTGAAGTTGCTGCAATTATGAAAGATGTTGTTGGCTCAAAATACGGACATCAAAGCAACATAGAAAACAAGGCAGAGCTCGGTGCTGCTGCCTCTTATTTTCCAGAACTACTTCAGCAAAGAATAGACGAAATAAACGAAGACAGAATAATAAACGGCATACCCCCCATACCTGACCTTGACGAATTAATGAAGGACATGTTTGGCGGTGATGTAATAACACCCCCATCGCAAAATACGCAGATACAGAGACCAGGAGTGGCAAGGAGAACCGTTCGAGCTGCCCGGGCACTCAAGAATCCTGATGGTCAAGATTCAGACACCGAAGATGTATCAGACATAGACGATGCTGCAGCACTTGACTATTTAATAGACACTGCAGGAAATATAAAAAAGTCAAATTTAAGACGACAAAAAAACATAAGAAAAATGTCGCTCGACCTTTTGTTTGATGCATACACAGAAGATGAAATAAAAAACATACTTGCATCTATCCCTGTTAGTCAGCGTGGCAACAATAGATACATCACAAGTCTTTTGAAGGTACCAGAACGCTTTTCAGGCTCCAGAACACCTTCGGGTTCTAGAAGTCCCCGAGAGCTTGATTGGCTCGACCTTTTAGCTAGGGCCGACAACGAGGGCTGGATTGATTTTACAACCATCTCCGACATGTACACGCTCCGTGGTGGCGGAAGCCCAATGGACACTGCAAAGGCAAACGTTCGGGCGCTAAGACGTTCGGTGCAACAAAGACGCGAAGACCGCGAGCAAAGAGCTACCACAAAAGCTCAAACGAGAAAACTTACGGGCAGCATGGGTAACCCACGCCTTTCTAAAGTTTCTGGCTCAATGGCTTGGGTCAGAAGAAACGGTGTTAGATGGTGGGAAGACGAACCAAAAAACAATCCAAAGCCAGACAGCCGTGTTTCTGCGAGCATAAAACCACTAAAAGACGGAAAAATTTCAATTAATTGGGGTGACGAATCTTGGGAATTTGATTCTTCTAAAGACGTAGATAAACAGTGGAAAGAACAAGTTTTAAAAGACTGGGCAAAGTTTGATGGCAACTTCTCAATGCGTTACGTCTCTTCAATGCTTATGGGAATGGATGTTCCAGATTCGAGCGGATATAACGAAGAAAAAGACGATGGAAGCAATTCAATTCACGACGCTCTTGTTTCTGGAAAAATAAAAGGACTTGACGACAAGCAGAAAGCTGAAGTCAAAAAAGCCGTTGAACAGGCTGTAATAGCTCTTCTTTCTATAGAAAAAGACGACAACGTAAAGGACTATGACGCCTACCGAGGCCTTAGTGGCGTCAATGAGAATGCATCAATCCTGAAAGCTAAAGTCGGTGACGAAATAGAGATGCCTTTGTCTGCATTTACCCCATCAAAAAACTGGGCGTCTGAAATGGCCGAGTTTAACGACGAAGGTGAGGGTGTACTTATCCATCTTCTTCCAGGGGCTCATTCGACAGCAGCTGATGAAAAAGTTGATAAAGACAGCGATGAATACTGGGCTAATGCTTTTGAAGTTGTTTCATCAGGAAGATTTGAGGTTGTAAAAGTTGACTCTCCAGACAATGAACCGACGGTCGTAACGCTTCGTCAAACAGCAGTATTTGACCCAAAGACATCACAGTTTAAGGCTCCCTCCAGAAAGCTTTCCGGAAGCATGAGTTCTGGAGAAAAAAAGGAAGCTGTTCAACGAACTAATGCAAGCATGGAAGAGAGGGCAAAAGAAATTGGGCTTGACCTCAAAGAAAAACCTTCACAGGAAAGAGTCGACAAAGAAATAGATAGACAGCTTGCAAATCTTGAATACTACAAAGAAGAAGCTGCCAAAGAAATAAAACTCCCAGATAGAACAATAGAATTTATAAAAGCCCAAGTTGAAGCAGGGCAGTTCTTAACTAGCTCAGAAAGCGATTCGTACGGCAGGGTTAACGATGCTCTTCAAAGCATATTGATGGGCGCTGCACAGGACCCATCGCTTGGTCTAACTAGAGACGGTGGCGTTCCCATGAATCTCCGGCTAGAGATAACAAAACAGATGCACTTAGCGCGAGGCGACTCTGAAGCAGCTAAAAAGGTTGATGATTTTAGAGAGTATCTAAGAACAGCATCACCGCAGCAGCTCAAAGAAGACCTCGCAAATGCAGGCTCATCATATGGTCGTTCAATAGACAGACATGTGGTTGTTCAAACAAGAAGTATGAAACCTTTTGCCAAAGGCGCCCACTCAATCCTGACACATCATGACATAGAAGAAAAAGAAAAACTCGGCATTCAGTCAATGAACTGGATGGGTGATTCGATAACTAGTTCCGCCAGAATGAAAACAGAAGCAAATCTTCTTAATATCCCAATGGAAGATACTGCTGATATCAGGGCATTGCGTCCAAGTTCTGGCTACATTGTTCCAAGCAAGCTAACAAAAGCAAGAGTCGACCGCTTTAAAAAAATATACGGCGACGACGTGAAGGTAATGCATGAATTACCAGTTGGAGCACCCGTATCGGCAGTGGCAGGAAAAGTTGTAAAGAACTATGGCGGCTCGTCTTTTATATTAAGACCAGAAGTTGCGGAACGGACAAGAGTGTACAACGGAGACACGGTCGACGTTATGGGGAATGAGCCCCCTCCTATAAATCTTGCCGATATGGACCAGGAAGGAATATTCCTATCTAGCGCCCTGGGTCTTCTTTATGACTATAAATCAGGAGAAACAGAGGTAACCCCAGCCAGTGCTTTTGAATCAACAGTAGATGATGGGAGCGGAAGAAGAGCATATAAAGAAGCTCTTGTTCTGGGAAGGTTTAAGCCAGAAGAAATTGAAGCAATAGCTGCACCTGTTGCTGACTTTAGAAAAGGTGTTGGCGAAGGCTCTGTGCGTGGGATGAATTTAGACTTTGATGCAAATTTAAGTCTCATCATTGACTTTGCTCAATCTCGGGACGAAATGCTTGAACAGTATGGGATAGAGCTAATCCCGTTGTTGAACTTCGGTCAACTAAGTACAGAAAATGTTGAACTATTCAATCCGTCAATGTCTAAAGGTTTTTTTGAACAACTAACTGAAAAACGAGAAGATAAACCAGACATCAATGACTACGTAACAAGCCCAGAAACAACGCCATATGAAGTGTGGTTAAAACTACAACTCGACACCCTAAAGGGGGGCAATAGCCCGTTTATGGAGTACAGAGGTGAAGACGGAAAAGACGAAGACTACAAGATGGCATGGAAAACAAAGTTTGTAGAAGATGAACTTGAGAGAGTTTCCTCTAGAAGAAATAAGCAAAAAGAAAACGCTACTAGCGGACAAAAAGAACAACAAGAAGAAGAGATTGCAAGAGAAAAAGTTCGCACAGAAATTGCTGAGGCCGGAAGACTTGCTCAAGAGCAAGCTCAGGAAACCGAAGACTAAATGTTAGTCTATATAAAAAGAAGATTAGACAGTTTAAAATGAAGTACAGATTTGGTTCAAATATTTTAAAACAGCACAAAACTGAGACAAAAGCCTTGATGCAACAAGCTCGTTTTGACCCAAACGCAGAAGACGGCGATGGTGACGGATTCGTTCAAGAAGGAACAAGATTTAGAAGACCGGCTCCAAGGAGGGCTGTTTCTCGAGTAACCGGAAAAATAAAAGGAAGAATCTCTGGAAGCACTGGTAAATATGGAATTGCATCCAACAAAAATGTAAAAACATTTAATGGCATGGACCATCAGCATGTCCTTGAAGCTGTTGGTTCAATTATTGATTCTGTCGAAAAAAAATACGGAAAGATAACTACGGTAAAGGAAGCTGTAGATGCGTTAAAAACAGTGTTCGGAAAAGTTCAGATATTTCATATGGGCCCCAACACCGGCAGGGATGGGAAGTCGTCCCTAACCGACAGCCTCACTCAGTCTGAATCGGCCGTCATCGCAGCGCTGCTGTTTGCCTTTAATGGCATGCCAGAGCTCAAGAAAAGAAGGCTCGTTCTTTCTCACGAGATAAGCGACGGAGCATTTTCAGGGAACGGTTCTACCGGAGTTCTTCGTAAGACAAACGCAAAAGGCGGACCTGATTTTCCAGAGTTTGGAGTTAGGGTAAACATTCCGTTTAACGAAAATCTTGCATCAGAAATACTTGACGAAAACAATACGACCAACATAGACGGTGTTTCAAACCAGCTAACAAAAGCACTTCTTGTGCACGCTCAGTCACTCCCTCCCGGTGGAGAAAAAGACGCATACGAAAGAGCCGCGTTTGTTTCTAGCTTTATGGGTGTGACTGTGCACGAAGCAATACACGCTTTGGATTTGCCGAGAAACGGAGACAGGCTCAATGAAGAATTGCTTAAGAGAAACCCAAACTTAACAACAGAAGAGCAAATGGAGCGAGCAAGACTTCTTGAGTCAAACAGTGAAGAATTCTTTATAAAAAATTATTTGATTTCAAAATCTCTTCAAAACATTCAAGCCTCAGAAGCCGGGGTCGCTATTTTGATGTCACAATCCTACGAAGAAGATTCTGAAGAAGATTTTTTATCTACCGCTGCACTTCAAATATCTCAACTTGAATCAGTAAAACAAGAACTTAATCAACAGATTAAAGAAATACAAGATGCGGCCAATGACCCTAACGCTTCCTTTTTGGACATATTTACGGCAAGTGCAGTAATTCCAGATATTCAAGAAGCTATTAGCAGAATAGACCTAAGAATAAACAGAGTTGACAAAATACAAAAAGACTTGACAGAAAAAATAGCCAAAGGCAGACAACAGGATAGCTTGATAGCAAAACTGCGCGACGTTGTGTATAGAGACGGTCTTAACTATCTTTTTGATATAGCTCCGCCAGGTCACCCTGGCCACAATAAAGACGTCGACATGACAGTAGACGCTTTTGGAAACGAAATTCCAACTCTTGATATAAATGGAAAAAAAACCAAAGTAAACAATGCGACTTGGGAATTTGCAAAATCAATGCTTTTCGCTTTTAAAAAATCTCCAGATTTCCGCGTTGAAGCTGAACGTGCCGGATTCTCTTTAGCTGATGTAGAAGACGACCTGGACAATATTTACATATCAAAAGATGCAAATGGTAAAGATTTTTTTGACTTCAATAAAATAAAAAGCAACGTGGGTCAAGACACTCTTGACAGCATGATTGAATCTATAGCTCAGCTAAATACCGTAAGCAAAATGTCTTCACACTGGCCCCCAGACATTGAGGACAGAGAAAAATGGGAAATAGTTGACTGGATGAAAATGATATCCCAGTATGGCTCTTTGTCTCATTTTAGATACAGAAACGGCACAGACAAGCCTTCAAAAGATAATATAATATCTGTAGAAGTGACCGCAGAACTTATTACATCTCTCATATTTGGAGCAGGTGCTGCCCGAGTTCCAATGTCTCCACAGGTACGGTCGGGTGTAATAAAGATGCTTAATTGGGTATATGCTGGCGACAGTTGGAAATCCATGCTTCCAGAAATTTCATTGAAGGCTTTAGGTATAAAATGAGTGAAAACAACAAATTAGATAATGACGATAAAGTTTTCAGTTTTTCTTTCCAGAAAAAAGCCAATCCCGAAAAAGCCGGCGAAGAACTGGTAAAATCTTCTATAGAAATAGGAGATGATGGTTCATCGACCATTATTGACCGTTTTACTAGCATGCCATCCTCACTAGAAGAAGCAGTGAATAGCCCAAAGCTTTTTAAAAACGTAAAAGAGTACATATCTGAACTTAGGCGTGTAGCTGGCCTTGATATGGAAATAGAAGAATTCTTAGAACTTAAAAAAGTGGAAAACAGGAAAAAAAATGCCAAATGATGAATCAATAATCCCACGTGGGGCAAGAATTTCTGAAAAAGCGACTCCGATAGACGCAATTCCGCAAGAAAGAATTACCGGCGACCTCCTGAAAGGCAGAGGGCCACGAAGAGGGAATCTTGAAAGGCTGCTTCGCTACTGGCGTCCAATCATGAGAAAGCCCGGTGGATTCCGCAGATGCCGCGTCATTCTTGCCGACCATCCGGAGCTTTATCCGTTGAACAATATCTGCGCCTGGCTTCACCACGAGACAACTGGCCTGTGGCCAAACGAGGGATGCCACCACCCTGGAATGAAAAACTGTAGAAAAAAAATACGAGGCGTTGTTCGTGGCTCGGTGTGGAATGACAACGAATTCGACGACAGAATAAGAAAAATTACATCACGTGCTGGCGGGAAAAGCCTTAAGTATTCAGGGATTGATGGCGGAGAAGAGCCATTTAGTCCTGTAATAACTAACGAGGACATGGAACACGCTTTTAAAGTTCTTAGTGATTTTATAGAGATGGAACCAGATTGGGTTTCATATATTAACGACGAATCTAGCTGGGTACACCTTGGAGACGATGACGAAGACGAAGATGTCTACCATCAGAGAGTCTCGGCACCTGGATGTACTTGCGGAAAGTGCTGAAGTGGAAAACGCGCAGGAACCTGAGCAAAGAAAGGCATACCGAGTAGTTCGGTACAAGTCTGCAAGCCTGGCTATTTCTCGCGACCCTATTTTCTATGGACCGTTAGTTGGAACAAACAAGTCAGTTTTGGTCGAATTTAAAGCCAAAGCACAAAGACAGGGTGGAAGAAACAGAATAGATTACAAAGCAGGAATAACTGGCTCAGGTAGTCGTTTTCTTCAAGGAGTACAGGGCGTTGTGTCTACTGTTATTCCCGGAAACCCATCAGCGCTTCGTAGTCCTGTCCGTTCGAGACTTTACGCAGCAGCCACCCCCGGTGGCCCTCCTGGGTTGTCCGGAATTTCTCCGGCGTCAAGAGATAGAGGCTACAGATGCCCAGAGGGATATCAGTACGGTGGAAGATTTACTGACAGCAGGTTCTCGACTTGTGGACAAAAGCTATTTGAAATAGCGGGTCGCATAGGAGCTTCTATTGCGCAGATTGCGGAAGCGACACAGAGAGCAGTTGCCGGTCAGACAGTTTCAGGAAGAAACGTAAACTTTGGCGATGCGCCTGGAGAAGTGATTACCTCTCGCGCTGCCCAAATACCTAGAGTTTCTAATTTTGATTCTAAAAGATATAACGACTCATCTGAAAAAATTGTTTCTGAGATGGTTTCTTTTGCTGGTCCTGCTACCCGAATGGTAAGACGGGATGGTTTCTCCCTGACACCAGTGGTTAGCGCCGCGGTCTTGCGTACAGTCCCAGATAACAGAGACATGGAAAGCGCAAACTACATTGTTTACGCCGACAAACCATCGTCAATCGGAACAAGCGACGAAATAGGTCTTCTTTCCAATACTGGGGTGAGAAAACTTACCTATGTTCTTCCCGGTGGTTCTACTATTTCCCTGGAAAAAGCAAGAACACTAACCGTTGGTGAAAGAAGAAAACTCGGCAGAACCATAAGAACGCTTGAGTCCATAAAGACAGACTCGGACCCCGCAGCAAAGCTAAAGGGTTTGGCCTCCGAAATGGGAAGTGGAATAGCTTATACCGAGTCATTTAAGGTCGAGAATGCAAACGACCTAGTTGACGCCGTGATTCCAGGAACATCAAATGTCAAGCAAGTCCGACGTTGGTATTACGAAGCGTTTTTGCGTTCCGGTAAGGGCAAAATGCCCGACCGGGCTGAGGCTTCTTCGCAGTCAACAAATGCAAAAATAATTGGCAAAAAAATTGAAAACCTTCAGAACGCCATAAAGCACTTAAACAACAACGGAAATGTCTCGGACATTAGTCCGGCAATTGTTGCGGAAGCAATCAAGAGAAGCCGGATGTATAAAAAGCGAATGCTTAAGAATGGCCTTGTTGCCTTCGACCGGGCTGATGGTCAAACATTCATAGAGATACCAGCTTCGCAAAACTTTGAGCATATTGGTGCTGCTGTAGCAGCCGATATTCAGTCATACCTTGGATTACCAACCCCTGACGTTGTTTTCACTGGCTCGGGTACAAGAAGGCCTTATCTTCTCCAGGAGTCGGTAGACGTCCTAAAGCGTGCAAAAGTCAATAGAGAGCTTAGCTCTGATAAAAATAACAGCGAAGACATGCTTCGCATAGCGGTTAGTGACTTCATTTCTGACACTCGCGACAGGGATATTTCGACGATAACTGCACTAGAAACGGGCGGCACAGACAGAGCAATATCTTCAATAAATAGAAACTCCGCACTTTCTGGTCTTGGAAGAACTGCCGCGCAGCTTAGAAGACAACTGCAAGCAAACTCGTTCTATAGCTCAGAATACCTAAACATGATGAAGTCAAATTTTGCTAAGCGTTCAGAAGCGCAGAGACGTCTTGCTATCAAGCTTTTTGATGCCATGATTGTTCGCTTGAGAGAGTATGATATTAGTGAAATGAGTTCACGTCTATCTTTAGACGGAGAATTCACGCAGTCAGAAAAAAGCCACATAAAACTAATCGAGTCGCTAATTGAGTCGAGAATAGAAATGCTTACAAAGACTCGCAAAACATTCCTAGACATAATTGGACTTGAATCATGAGCAAGATTGCATACGTTAAAGACGTAACAGATGATTCTATTTTTGCTGTAGTTGTCGAGAAAAACAACACTTTTTTTAGCTTCGGAACTGGTCCAACTGCTTCGGCCTGGGCAAAACAATCGAACGCAAAAAAGCAGAAATTTCAGGACATTAAAGACAACCTTGATGTCATGCTCTACATTTCTCAGCCTAAAAACGCCTCGTCTGCAGAAATTGACTCCCTCTCATCTATTCTCGATATTGAGGCAGCTAAGAAAATTATCTCGATAATCGGTGGTGAAGAAAAAGAAGAAGAGATAAAAGTAAAATCCGAGCAGCCTTATTCTGACGATGCAACAGAACGTCACGAACCTGAAGTCGAGGAAGATTACCTTTCTTTATCTGACCTGCCCATGAGGTATGTCGACGTTCAGTTCAAAAGAAATGCCATTAACTACAAGACAAAAGCATTTACTCTAGATAGACAAATCTCGTCCCTGAGACTTGAAGCAAAGGGAGCAAGAGCTGTTTTTGACCCAAGCGCACGTGGCGGTGTTGGAGCATGGAGATGCCCACAGGACACTCCGTATGGAGGCCAGTTCACAAACAAGTTTGGCCGTGGTTGCACCTGGGGTGTGTCTAGAAGAATAGGTCGAGCGTTTACCGCTTTTGCCGGGAACGACCTTGGCAAAATTAGAAAGATTGGCGAAACCTTAGAAGACTTTGGAGATTCTCGTCTTTCTACAGCGGCCGACCGTAGTGGCAGAAGACTTGACAGAAGAGCAAGAGCCGCGTCTCGTCCACCGGCGCGAGAAAGAGTTGCTGAAAGACTGGCAACAACTTTAGAAAATGCTGCAGGTGGCGTACGTTCACGCTCGGCAGACAGAACACAGCGTCGTGCCAACAGAAGAACTGGGACCACTCCGGCACCTAAAACACCAAAACAGTCTTCCACCCCTGTTGAAGAGTTTCTCCAAGACATTAAAAAAAGAAACTCTAAGCTGTCCTTGGAAGATGCATCTTACATTATTGACACATCGAACCCAGATTTATGGGGCGTAATCAATAGGAACGATACGCCACCAGGCGGTGACTGGAAAGACATAGTAGAGCTCTTTACTCGCGATAGTAAAGACGGAGACTGGGTTGCTATTCCTGAAGAACAGCTTCAATATGTCACTGACATTACTGAAGGAAACATAGCTAACCCTAATAAGCGTGATTTTAGAAAAGCTATTGCCAAGTATAAAGAAGAAAACAAGCAACCAAGTAAACGCTCACAAAGAGGGTCAAAACCTAAGAAAGCACCACTTGCAGAGCGCTTAGCCGAAAGGGCAGCAAACGCGGCAGATTCCGTACGTAAGCCTGGAACTTCTCGCAAAAAGCGTGGTCGCAAGCCTCGCTCAACACAGAGTAGAAGAGAGCGCGCCGGAAGAACCCTTTCGCAAACTGCCAACAGAGTTTTGACTGGCGAACAAAAGCCAAAGAAGGACAAAACAAAGAAGCAAAGCGCTAGGGCAAATAGAAGAGACGTTGTCATGGGCGGAAATAGCTCAGCAAAGTTCTTTGCAAAGGGTGGCGTAAAGCCATACATGCCTGCGATGAATTCTCTTCCACAGCAAACTCAGGATGATGTAAAAGCTGCTGTTCAAAAAGAATACGAAGAGCTTTATGATGTTTGGGAAAAGAGAACCCTTAAATACATTGATGACTACAGAAAGTCAAGAGCATCTGACGCCAAAACACGAGTGTTTAAATCAACTGCCGGAAATCTTGTTCTTGAAGAAGTAGTAGAAGCAAACGTCAAGTCCGGAATTATTGATGGATACATGCAGGGGCAGTGGAACAATGACGCCCACAACTTCGAGGTTCTTTCCGAGATTATTTCAGCAGACGACTACACCAAGGTCGACGAACTGAAGCCATCAAAGAGAGACAAAATTCTTATTGCTGCTGGAATAACTCCTCCGGCAAGAAAAAAGCGCACACCAAAGTCTCCGGCCCCTGCGCCAGCAACCCCTGCGCCATCGGCACCACCAGCACCTACTCCACCTCCTGCTCCGACCCCTCCTGCGCCTACTCCTGCTCCTCCTGCGCCCTCTGCACCACCAGCACCTCCCAAGCCTGCACCTGCACCTCCTGCGCCGCCTGCCCCCGCACCACAGGCTCCTGCGACTCCTCCCGCCCCTCCTGCGGCTCCGACAGCTACTCCTGTAAACATAAGTCCGCGTAAACCAATTGCTCCTACCCCACCACCCAAGCCTCCTGCACCAGTGCTGCCAGCTAAGCCTGCAGCTCCAAAGAATAGAGACTTAAGCATTCCTGGTGTTCAGCCCGCTGGTTCAACATGGATGGAACAAGATGTTTCTGGACTGGTAAAGATTGATATTCCTGGGGGTAACCCAATTTTTCTCGACCCAGAGAGCAACCGTTTTGTTGACTTATCTGACAAGATTAAAATTGACAAACCCGCCGAATCACTTCCTCGCATCTCGTATCCAAAGGTGAGCAAAACACCGCTTATCAAATACCCATCCAAGCGCGACGACAACAAAAAGCAAAACAGAGAAATATTCCCTGGCGTTTCAGATAAAGCATGGGATTCATGGACTGATTCTGTTCAGCAGTTTCCGTCAGATGTGGCTGCACACAATGAACAGCTGTATGGATTTCAAACCGTTGGAGAATACCTCGCTGCCGCTTTAGGGGTTGACGAAGTAACAGCGGATACACCAATTGTCTTTACTCCAGGAAAAAATATAGAAGTTCAGTCTATGGTGAGCGGATTGCACGGCTGGCTTCAGCCTAGACTTGGGGCAAGCCCGGTCACTCCTGAGGAACTTACAGCAATCGGCTGGGACTACAATGCTGTCTCTGCGGCACTGAGGGGAGGTTCAAGCGATATAGTCACTGTTGGAGACGTTTTCCCAGATATGGTTCTCAATTTGCCTATCTCGTCAAACCCATGGGAATCATGGAACTCATTTAGGTATGGAAATATTAAGGGGAGTCCAACATGGAGAGCATTTAATCCCAGCTCTAGCTGGAGGTGGAAGAATCCTCCTTCTAAAGAAGTTTCACATGCGCTAATTAAAGCATTAATAAGCGGAAAAGATGAAGACTATATTTCAGCTTTTGATGTTCTAACTGCAAACTTGCAAACTACTCAACAAGAAATGAAAAATTTAATAGCCAGATACAGAACTCCTGGCAATAAACAGGGAGCCGTAGCCACAAGAAGAATGGCACAGCTTGGATTTGAAATCGACGCACTAGAAAAAATGGCTGACAGATATTTTTCTGATGAAAAGATTGCCGCTGCGGTCACAAGAAAAACTAGAGCTACCTACAAGCGCAGTATTGAGGCTGCCAATAAGCAACGTGAGCGCGCCGAGCGTAGAGCATCGGGTGAATTGAAGGTTGGCGGAAAATTACAATTAGAAGACCTTAAACCCAAAGAAGGAATAGTAAGAGACGGGGATACTCTACGTCGTCTTCTTGATGAGCATGTTTCACCACAGCTATTCTCTGAAATAAACCTTCTTGACTCATCCCAGGCCGTTCCGCTGCTTACAGAAGATGAAATCGATTATCTCGACCAGGTTCAAGAGGCATATCTATCGAAAACACTTCCAGATGGCACAAAAGTCGACTGGAGCGACAGTTCTACAAACGCAAGCATTGCCGAACTTTATATGGCTATGGACTTAAACGGCTACAACGACCTTCCAGTTCAGGTTTCAACAGAAGAAGCTGAGCAAATGTTGCGCGAAAAAGACTCAAATGGCAAACCTCGCTGGTTTATTATGACCCGCTATGTTGACTCAAAGAGGAGCACAACAGGAAAATCAGAACAACAAATGGTTGCCGAGTACATAGAGGGAACACGTTTCCCCGTTGGTCAAGGTTCAAGCTATGGCGGTCGTGGAGATAACTTTGCCGGCGGTTCTGGCTACACTAGCTATGGCCCGGGAGCCATTGTTGCCCTAGTGTCCGCCGATTCTCGTATTGCCGATAAAAGATTCTTGGAAAACATAACCACAAAGCTTCAAGATGCTCTTAAAGAGATGGCCCAAGCAAGACAGGTTAAGCTAAGCAGCAGGTTGACACTCACGCCAGGTGAAGCGATGGACATTGATGAATTTATGGGTTTTGTTGACACATTAAAAACAAATATAGATTTCGGCAGTTCAAAATTCCCCACTGGGTCACCAATTTCAAATGAAACAAGAGCAATTGTGACAACATTAATGGAGCACTGGCTTCAACTTGAAATATCAAAAATTGAATCTGCAACAAATCCAGACGACATTGAATGGAATAATAGACTTACACGAATGCAGACTGGCATGTATAACATGGATGAGGCTCAAATTGCCCTTTTTGCAGGTTACGCTGGATATTTTTCAGAAACACCAACGTGGCTCACGGGAACAGCAGAGCACTCAACGTGGGCTGAAAATACTGGGAGAGATTTTAATGGGGCTCAAGTAATATGGCTAAACAGAACAGCATTAACTGTACTTGACAAAATGGCCGACTTTAATGAAGCAACTCGACTCAAGGATTTGAGCTAACTATGGAAAAAATGACAGACTCAGAAAAAAAAGAATTTGAAGAATACGAAAAATTTCTCGCTATGCAGGAAACTCAAAATCAATTTATTGAAGATTTTACAAAGCTAGAAGATATTGTCAATTTTCCTCCACTTAACCTGAGGGTTCACTATTACTCGTTCAAAGACGAGATGACAGCTGCATATAACAGGATACCGACATATAAAAAATATGACCAAAATCTAGTTGGGAAAATAAAGAAAAAATTTAAAACCCAAATAGACGAAGCGCTAAAAGCAAAAGAAAAATACAAGTCCCCTGCTGCTGCTACAGATGCCTACATATCTAACAAAAATAATGGCGTCACTATTCACGACTTTGCAAACAAATATATGCTTGGGTGATTATGGTATCGCGAGAAGAAGCACTGAAAATATCTTCTTTTATTGGATGCTCTGGTGCGCACCAAGATAAAGATGGCGACTGGATGCCGTGCTCATCCCCTGAGACACTTCGGAGAATATCGGCCGACGCTGAGCCAAGAAAAAAAGCGGCCGTTGAGGAGTTTGGCGTAAATCGCAGACTCTCCGAAAAAAGACGCGGCAAGAGAAAGATTCGAGGTCGCGGGTACGAAAAGCTACGAGAGCGTGGAGTTAGAGGAATTGACACCATGCCTGACGGTTCGCTGACTTCCGCTACACCAGGTTCACCGGGAGCTCTGTTTTAAATGGCGATAGGGAACAGAATCTCTAGAAGACTTAACCGTTTTGACCGTTTTGACCCAAACGCAATCGACGGAGATAACGACGGACTCGTACAGGAGCAAACACGCTTCGAAAGACCCGCAACAATAAGAAACCGTGCTGTAACTGGTTCGCTATCCGCAAGCAATAGACCAGAACCGGGCTCACAGAGACTTGATGAAGCAATGGCTGCTATAAAGGGTTCAGAACCAGAGCACCGCATTTGGGCCCGTATAGCAAATGAAAATGGCTGGACTGTACTAAAGGCGCCTGGTGGCCATATTCAATACATTCCTGCTGACCCATCTGCTTCGATAGTTACGGCTGGTGCAACAGGATTAAAAGGGCGTGGCATTAAAAATGTAGAAGGCGACTTAAGACGCAGTGGTCTTCCTCTACCTAGAAAGGGAGCAAAGCCAAAATCATCAACGGCTTTTGCACTAGAAGAATCAACACCAAAAATAGATGAAGAAAAGCTTGCAGAAGCAATGAGATTTGCAGCTGCAACACAAAAAGATAGACAAAAAATATCAATAGATGACTTCATGGAGCTTCTTGATATCGAAGAAGACATGAAGCCAGAACTAATCGAGTCTGTAAATAGAAAGTTCCCTGGCTACTTTTTCAAACCAGAAAATACTGATAACAGCTCCCTGACTAGACGTGAGCAAAGAAGAGGAATAGTCAGAGGCTCAATCTCTTCACCACAAGAAGGCAAAAAACCGATTGCTCCAGAGTCGTTGTTTAAAGAAGCAGAAGCCGCTGGAGTTAGCCTTGATGCAATACTTGATGACTCTGACTTTGACAACGATGTTGAATGGTCGTCAAACAGCTGGTCTATAGGTAAGAAAAAAGTTCAGCAGGCTGGCGATGCGGTTATTGTTCGCAACAATAAAGACGGCAAGCCTGAAGTGTTAATGATTCGTCGCAAAACAGCACCGTTCACTGACGGGTACGCCCTTCCTGGCGGACTGCTTGACGAGGGCGAAACATTTGAGCAAACTGTAGACCGAGAGATGGAAGAAGAAGTTGGAGTTCCGGCCTCTAAAGCAGATAGTCGCAGATACCTTGGCGACATAAAGGCAAAAGACTGGGACCCTCGTTTTGTAGAGGGTGTACATGTTGGGGCTACAAGGTTTGATGTTCCGGAAAATACTGAGGTAGTTGCTGGAAGTGATGCAAAGGGTGCTGAGTGGGTTTCGGTAGAAGACTTAGCAAATGGCAAGCACCGAATTGGTTTCGGTCACGCGGCATGGTTGTCTTTGGCATTTGAAAACGATACTGAACTGTCACGCAAATTCGATATCCTCGCAAGGGCTTCACGTCATCGCAACCAAGAGATAATTCGCCGCGTAAACGAAAAACGCAAAGAGGCTAGAGCAAAATTATTTACCGGTCTTGATAGCCCAAACAAGCATTACATTCCAGAAGGAACTGGCCCTCTAGGAGTTAGAAAAGTAAACAACTTGGGCTTCGACCTCGCAAAGGTAATCACGCGCAATCCTGGATTTTTCGACAAACGAACAGAAGAAATATTTAAATATAGAGCCTCTAACTCTTCGGCAGAGACGGCTAAAAAATTTGGCATGACTCAGCGTGAACTTGACGACACATTGCTTGAGTCAACACAAAAACTCGAAGCTAAAATCCGAAAAGATATACAAAACAGAATTGAAAAAAGTGGCCGGAAAAAGAGAAATGAACAGGCAAAAAATACCCGCGTAACGGGTTCAATGAGAGCTGACAGAAAAACAGTAAAAGCTCTTCCTGTTTCTGAACTTGTTAAAAATCTTTCAGAAGAATTCGAATTAAATGATAATCAAAAAGCTGCAATAGAAAAAGCAACAGGGACAATAGCTGATATTTTCTTCACCGGAGAAATTTACGACATGCCTATTCGTCCAGAAATCGACGGGATGAGAAAAGAGCTACTTGATTCAATTAGGATTTCAACAGCAGAAGGTGGTTTGCCAATAATAATTGCGCAACCACACCCAATGATTAATCCGCTTCTGGCCAGGCAGCGAGACTGGGCAGATGTAGAGCTACCTTCAGTCAAGGCAGTTGAAGAGGCATGGAATAAAGTTGCTGAATCTAGACGCGCCGAACGAGGAGATGAATCTACATACGATGTAGAGATTGATGATGAAGGGATTTGGATTTATGAAGATTATCTAAATGGCCTAATCGTAGGTTTTATGGAAGATGGAAAAGACTTGCCCATTCCTGAAAAGCTAAAGATAAACAGCTTTAACAAATCTACTTATACGTCATGGATTCAAGAGTACGTAATGTCTTTGATGAATATACAAAAAGGTCAATCTTTACTAGAAGGTTCCGATGGAAAGCACGACCTATTTGGTCACTATGGAACAGGAAGAGCATACGATAGACATGGAGAATGGGCTAATTACCTCGCCCATAAGGACATGATTGAGTATGCACCAATCGAATGGACAGCGGCTCAAAAAGAAGCAGCTCATCGTTTTTGGTGGAGAGAATATGGATGGCTTCAGCTAGATAAAAGTCCAGCAATCAGAGAAGCATCAGAATCTTGGTCAAAAAACCCTCGGTATCATCCGGACAATATCGATAAACAGTTTTCAGACCTGATGAGATGGGGCTTCAACAGCTATCCAGGTCCTATCTCTGAATTGCTCGAGATAGTTGATAGCGGCAAAAATGGACTAGTTGGACCGGACGGGAAGCCTATAACCTCCAAGAACAAAAATGGAATAATTAGCTTTCAGCAAGATAATAAAATTTCTGGGAAAATTCAAATCGGTAAGAAAATAGAATCTCTTCCAGTTGAAGTTATTCAAGATGCTGTTTTAAGGGACACAACCGAAAAAACAAAAAATAAAATAGCTCGCTCTTCAACGGTTCTTGGGGCCATGGGTCTAATGGATGACGATTCCGAAGTTGGGGAATACGTCGACTACCTAAAAGAAAAGATGGGTCCTACAGCTTGGGCTGGAGACAAAGGACAAGAGGTCAGAGACATCGCAACACGCATGTTCAATCTTGACCTTTCAAAAGAAGAGCGCGACCGCTTGGTTGATGACCTTCTCGATATTGAAGTTCAGTACACAGACTATGAACCGGAAGACACTTTTGACTATGCGCTTGATGACCTCGATGAGTCAAACAAGGAATGGAAAGAGTATCTTGAGTACCTAAAGGATAACGACCCGGATGAATACGAATTTTGGAAAGACTACAATCCAAATACCGGTTTTTCAGAAGAAGAACCTCTTTATCAACCATCCCTATTTGATGAACCCTGGGATAGGCCAACGCCAAATCTCCCTAAAGGTAAGAAAAATAATAAAAGAAAAATATTTGGCTGGCGTCGCAACAACGACAAACCGAGTAAACGAATAAACAACATAAAATTCTACGGTCACGACAAAATGCGCGAAAAGCAAGAAGAGCAGCTAGAACTTTTCCGCAAATGGAAAAACGAAAAAAACTGGAAAGCGCTTCACAATGCTCACTATGACTGGTGGGCTTTCCCCATAGATAGAGGAAGTGCTGCCTACGGTGATGGATACAACGTCGCCGGCGACAATATAAACAAACTTGTTAGCGATAAAAAATACATGGACAACCTAGTTGAGCTTGCTTCCATTTATTCCGAAGCAATGGGTTGGGATATCGTCAATCGTGACTGGATAAAAGACCTTGACTGGGACAAGGGGCAAGACCCTTGGGCGCAGGCTTACGGAGCAAGACTATATAAAATAGCTAGAGCTTTACAAATATTTGGTTTAAAGGATGAATACGATTCATTCTCTTTGATGGTTGAATCGCTTAGAGCCGATGACGGACTAAGAAGAAGAATAGGAAAGTCTCAATACTGGGATAATCCGGATGTTCCGTTTAACAAAATAACTCCAGGAACCAAAAGACATGCTCGCAAAATGAGAGCTGAGTTTGGTGAATCAAACCCAACAAAAAAACCTCGCAGAAAAAAAATAACTGGTTCCATGGCCGTGCCGCCAAGACAGCCTAGCGGAAGCGGCAGAAGAGGGTTCGTTGGTCCAAACCAGCCTCGAGAGAGGTTTATAAGAGAACTGAATGTCGATGATTGGTATATATTCTCTGACGATTTAAATGACTATCTTGAAAAAGTCAAAAAACGAGACGTAAAGATAAGCACTCAAGATTATAGAGAATTAATGAAAGCTGTTGCTATTTTTGCTTCTGTCGACGCGGTTCCGACCGATGACAACGGAATATCTGTAAACATGAGTGACGAACAGGTTAAACAGCTAAGAATCGTTTTGAAAAAAATATCAAGCATGGAGAATAATTTCTTTAATATTGATGACATTTATAATTCTCTGCCAACAAAAGAACGCCCCAAAACAATAGAGGCAGGTGGCCCAGATGTATGACGAAAAAGCAATCTTCGGACCCAGGAAGATTAGAAGAAGTGACCCGGACGTTTATTCAAGCCCTGACTCAGCTCGCGTCAGGTCGAGGCAAATTGGCTGTATCGGAATAAGAAAATACGAAACAATAGATGGCGGAGAAGCCTGGATGCCCTGTACGAACGAGTCTGATTTTAGGCGTTCAACCGGAGTTGGGCCGCAGGCTAAACGAGACAGGGACAGAAAAGAACGAGAATTCATAAAGCGTGTTGTGAAGAAAAAAACTGTCCCTAATCGTTCTTTTGAGTATTCAAGAATTGTTTCAAATGTGATTGAATCAAAATCAGAAAAGCCGCAAGAGGACAATAGGTTCCTTTTGGCAAAAGTGAGAAACCACAACAAAGAGATGGAGCTTTCAGGAAAAGGCGATGAATACAAGGCCTCTCTTGAAACTCTTAAAGCAATCTGGGACAAAGAAATAAAGAATGGCTCCAAAGAGGCTATGAAAAGAGTAAATACTTTTATTGCTGTTTTAGCCGGAGCTAGGTCAAGAAACCTAAAGTACATATCTGATGTTTCCCTTCTTCCAAGCGGTCACCCTCAGAAAGCATCAGTAAAAATCAGAAGACGTGCGCTTTAGTTGCACTATTTTAACTAAACTTATAAATGGCGAAAGGTAACCAATGAGCGAACAAGATTCAGCCTCAAATATTAAGAGAATTGTTTTCAGCGACCAAGAAGAGAAAGCAATTGGGCGAGGCCGTATCGGACGCCGTCTTGAAAGATTTGACCCCAACGCAATTGACGGCGACAACGACGGAACAGTTCAGGAGGGTAGCAATTTTGAGCGCCCTGCTGGTCCTCAGAACATGCCCAAAGTCAAACCAATTCAAGTGCCTCGCAGAGAAGACGTACCGCTCAAGCCCTCCACCCCAAGCCGCCCTAGCACGCCATCTAAACCAAACGAAGTTCCGCAAACACCAAAGGTCCCTGCGCAGCTAACAACAACACGTCCCAGAAGAGTTTCTGGTTCCATCTCCAGTAGCGCAAGAAAAAAAGAAACATCCATAGCTAACAATGTTCTTGACATGTTAGAAAAAGACCAAGACAGAATCAAAAACATAAAAGACCCCAAAAAACGGGAAGATGCTGTCGTGAACCATAACGCCGTTTGGGAATATGCAGAAAACCTCCTGGATGACATTTTCGACGACAGCACAACGTCGGGAGAATTCAACTGGTTGGCCGAGACCATTCGTGACATATCTGGTGGAATGCCAGAAGATGTAAAGAATTCAGCCCGAGAGCTGTCTCAAGCCTATCTTGAGCGTGAAAAAGAGATGGTTCGGTCCGGTAGGAAACCGTCACCTCCAAAGCCTCAAGAACTGAGAAAAAGAAGGATTGCTGGCTCTATTGGCTCCTCTGACTCCAACAGATTTGAAGCTGACGACGAAGATTTTGGCGCAGATATATTTTCACCGGAAGACCTTTCAGAAATAAACGACCTTCAGGACAGCGTTCTTGACGAACTTGCGGAATCAATAATCGATGCCGATTCTCTTGACGCCCAGCTGCAGGAAATGATTGATGAAGAGCAGGACCCAGATGGGGCAAGAGATAGAAGCGATATAAAGGCAATCCAGGCATGGCTAAAAGACCATCCTTTTAACTCGGCAGCACGTAACTACGAGGAGCGCGAGTGGGCTGATAACGAGGCGGACGGACAGGCTGAAAGATACGCACCAATCCCATGGGAAGCTGAAAAAGAAAGAAGCAACCAAATTGATTGGGACAAAATGCTTCGTCAGGCAAACCTGACACCGCGTCAAAAAGAAGATTGGGAACTGACTGATGAAGAGCTTGAGGCTAGAGAGGCGCTGGCAACAGAAAAGCTAGGACCCGACGCCAAGGCAAAAGCAGAGCGCGCACAGATATGGTCACGCGTAAAGGGTGGCGAAGGATTTAGGGAAATAGCTCCTGACTACCCCGACTTTCATTGGACGCTCGTTAGAGACATGAGCCGTTTGGGCGCATCAGAAGCAGGGGTTACCAAGCAACAATCGCAGGTTGCAGAAAGAACCGCCAGGGCTGCTGCCAAAGAAAGAGCAATGCTTGCTGAGGTCGAAAGACTCGCCAACAAAATGTCAAACGCAAAAGACGTAAAAGACCTTAAGCGCCGGCTTCGCCTGGCTCTAGAAGAAGCTAAAAACATCAGAAAACGTACCTCGAACGAGTATCAAATGATACGTAAGAAGCAAGTTGAGCGCTGGCGTTTAGCAGCGTCTCTTTTTGAAACTATGCCTGAACAAAAAGACGGTGAACAGACATCCGATTTTGCAGAAAGATTGCGCTCATGGTTTTTTGAAACTTCTCCGCTTTTCGAACAGCTGGCTGAAGACATAAATCATGGGCACGACATATCTACGGCAACTGACCGCGCATATGACTTTCAGAACTCACAAATCCAACTCATTGAAGACAAAATAAATGACACTCAAGGTTTTTGGGACGACATCCAGAAAATGAAAAACACTGGCTCGGGTGGCGGTTCTACTATCTCTGGAAGTATCGGAGTTCCAAGAGGAGTGCGAATAGCTAACAAGCCAAAAGCTAAAAAAGTTGATTTTAGAGAGTTTGAAGCAATTCAGTCAGACATAGCAAAATTGGGAAATTCCTCATTTGAGGCAGCTTCTTCTTTAAAGAGACCCTCTGGCCTAAACAAACAAGAAAGCGCAATACTTAGCAGAATGCTTGCTGGTAAAGACTTTACAAAAGGGTTTTTCAAACCGAAGCGTAAACCAAAAAAAGCGTAACGCCCGACCTGCCTGATGCGCAGGAGCGGGCGCCAAAAACAAAACCTGGTTCTGGCAAGATAGCCGGGTCAATGGCTTTTTATCCCCCCGAAGAAATTGAAAAACTTAGAGAAAATGTCCGTAGAGGAATAGGAAAAGCAAAAACACCAAAATCTTCGGGTAAATGGACAACGGATTTTTCCCTTCATGACAAGCTAGGAATTCCTCAGCCAGACATCATGACCGAAGATGAAATAAAAGCACTCATCAGCAAGATGTCAATGACACCGCCTAGGGATAAACAAAGAATAGATTCTATATGGAATCCATATATAGACGCGGAAAAAAATAGGGTCAATACAGAATTAGAAACATCAGGGAACGATGAGCTAGTATTTTCTGTTCTTGGCGGCGCGTCGGCAAGCATGAAAAGCACGTGGAGAAAACGTGCGGAAGCAGGCTACGACCCCAAAACTGTTCAAGAACAGGTAATAATCGACAATCTTCTAAAAGTAAGCGTCGTAGCTGACCCTGACGATGCAAAGCTAATGATTCCTGAGTATCAGGCGCATCTGGAGCATCAAATACCTGGTGGGGCATCTTTCGTTCATCAAGAATCAAGAAACATCACCGAAGCCATGAGAAAAATGGCTGAAGATAACCAGCTTCCAATTACGTATGATACGAGTGGTCAATTCAATAATGGCTATCAAACTCTTATTGATATGAAAAATGCTGGCTACAAAACAAAAGCAATGTACTTCCTAGCCCCTAACGATGTTCTTGCAGCCAGAGTTGCCGAAAGAGAAAAAGAGACAGGGCGCAGCGTTCCTGGTTATGTGATTAGAAACATAGCTAGCAACCTTGTTGGAATAATTCCAGACCTTTGGAGGGGCGGTTATCTAGACGAGCTTGTTCTTGTAGACACAACAGACCCCGATGACCCTAAGATACTCCACATGCTTAGCCTTGCTGAAGACCTTTTGTTCGAGGCAGACGAAGATGCTCTCAAGGGCTATTTTGGCCCTAGGAACGACTGGTGGCTAATTGTTCCACAGAAAGCGAACTACTAAATGTCTAATAAAAAGATTTCAAAGAACTTTGTTGATGTGGAAGCAATCGGTCTTGCTGCTGCTAGGCGCATGACTCTCGCAGAAGCAGGAATTGAAGAAACAGAAAAAAACAAAGAACTTTTTCGTATTCTTCTTGCAGAAACCGACAAGATATACAAAAACGGCTCCGACGTAGATATCGCCGGATAAATAAATACTTGCAATAGTTTCACTGTAGGTAATAAAGGCCGTGTTAGATTTGTAGTTGAACTAAGAGCTGGGTGCTCACCTGAGCTAATAGGTCGCTCAATTTTTTATCAACCCCTTAATCAGGAGAAAATTATGTCATTTGACGAATCAAGATTGAGTGAGCTCCAGAGCGCACTCAGAGTAAAGATGGCCGACAACAAGACCATCGCAGACTCATTTAAGATTGAGGACGGCATTGTTGTCGTTTCCTCAGAGCAGAAGTCAGCATTCGACCGTAATATGTCGGATATCCGTGAAATCAAGAGCCTCATCGATGGCCTTGAGCAAATGAAGTCGGTTGAGCAGTGGGGCTCAGAGCCACAAGGTTCAGTTTCCAGCTCATACGATGCAGGCGCACAGTACCGTCCAGTAGAGGCCAAGTCACTTGGTCAAATGTTCCTTGACTCACCAGAGTTCAAGTCGCTCGCTGGTGGCCGCAATGGCGCAAACATGCCTTCACCATTCGTGTTGAACAGCAGTGTTGCAAACGCAGGCTTCAATGTGAAGGACGTTTACTCAGCGCTTCCTTCCGGTAACCCTGGCTCATTTGGAACAATCCAACGGGACCCAATGGTCACACAGCCAACACGCACAAAGCGCGTTCGCGACCTTTTCCCAGCACGCACCACAACTGCAGCTGTAATTGAATACTTCCGCATGCTTGGCTTCACAACCCCAGGCACCTCGGCAGTAAACAACGCAGGTCCAGTTGCAGAGCGCAACGGTTCAGCATTCGCAGCGAAGCCACAGTCTTCGTTCCAGTTCGTTGGTGAGCAGGCTCCTGTCCGCACACTTGCACACTGGGAAGCAGCACACCGTAACGTTCTCGCAGACGAGCCACAGTTGCGTTCAATCATCGACAACGAGCTTCTCTACGGCTTGCGTCTCCAAGAGGATTACCAAATCCTTCAGGGTGACGGAACCGGCGAAAACCTTCAGGGTATCCTCGAGACACCTGGTATCCAGACATACGATTGGTCAGACGGCCCAACCGACGCAGTAGTTGCAGACACCAAGGCAGATGCAATCCGCCGTGCCGCAACACTCGCACTGTTGGCTTACTACGAACCAACCGGCGTTGTTTTGAACCCACAGGATTGGGAAGACATCGAGCTTACCAAGGACGTAAACGGTCAGTACCTCATCGCAGTTTCAGTCGCCCTTGGCGGCGAGCCAAAGCTGTGGCGCGTTCCTGTCGTTGACACTCCTGCAATGCCAGTCGGCCAGGCTCTCATCGGTGCATTCGGTACCGGTGCTCAGCTCTATGACCGCGAGCAGGCAAGCATCCGTATTAGCGAGCAGCATGCAGACTTCTTCGTGCGCAACGCAATTGTCGTCTTGGCCGAGCAGCGTCTCGCCCTTGCCGTCAAGCGCCCTGAGTCTTTCGTCAAGGTATCCTTCGACGAAGCACCAACACTCGCCTAATCAGCACTAAGCGGAACCCCGCTCATTCCTTCGGGGGTGGGCGGGGTTTTTGCTTTTTAAAATGTGGCATAATTAAAACATGCCTACCTTAGGGCTCATCCAGGAAATCCCTCGTCCTTGTTTTGAAGGCGGGGGATTTCTTGATTAATAAGAGTGCCCGGAGGTTTTGTCCATATGGGATAATGTTAATCTGTCGGTTGATTTTTAAAGGCCTTTTATGGATGACACATCAAAAGAAATAGAAGAGCTAGAGCGAATTCAACAAGCCATTTCTTCTTCGGATGAAAAATCGTTGAAAGAATGGTTTAAGGAAAAATGGGTAGACATATCCAGGCCTAAACCTGGCGGTGGATTTGAGGAATGCGGAAGAGACGATGCAGACAAGGGCAAATACCCTAAGTGTGTGCCAGCCTCTCGAGCAGCAAGAATGTCCGAGGAAGAAATTGCATCAGCCGTTAGGCGTAAAAGAACCGCCGAGTCAAAAAGAAAGCGTGTTGGCAAATTGCCAATATATGTATCAACAGACAAGAAACAGATTGTGTCGGACGACTTCGAAGTAAAGGCAGCCGAACCAACAAATAGAGAGCTTTACGAAAGAGTAAAAAGTGAAGCTAAACAAAAATTTGATGTGTATCCATCAGCTTATGCAAATGCGTGGCTTGTACGTGAGTACAAAAAACGTGGTGGAAAATACAGGCAGAGCTCAAAGGGCGAAAATATGAGTACAGACAAACAAGTGCCGCAGTGGGCTACTAGTGGAATCAGAATCCCTCTTCAGAACGAAGACAGAGACGAGATATACCTCGTACCTGAAGAAAAAGAGCTTGCGGTCGCCTTGGTAAGGATTGCCGGTAAATACGGACGCTTTAATCAAGACGGTTCCGGAATATGGGCTGGCTATGAATCAGCAAAAGAAAACCAAGTGTCCAAGATTGGCGTCAAGTGTGAAAACTGTGTTCTTTACCTTGGCGGCTCTCAGTGCCGGATTATTGAAATGCCAGTCCAGCCAGAAGGTAAGTGTCGTTTTGCAATAATTCCAGACGGTGTAGTTACCGAAGGAATGTAAAAAATGGCTCGCCGCGTTATAAAAAAGGTTTCGTCTCTTGGACGCGCTCGGGGTATCGACCGTTTTGACCCCAATGCAATAGACGCTGACGGCGACGGCAAGGTTCAAGACGCAACCCGCTTTGAACGTCCTTCAGTAGCAAAACCAAAAGCGACCAAGCCAACTGGCTCAATGGGGCGCACACGCACAGACGCGGCAAACGAGCGAGCAAAACGTGTTGTAGACAGGTGGAAGAATGGCGACAGCATAAGGCAAATAGCCGAGTCAGAAGATGTCTCAGAGGCATCTATTAACTGGACCATAAACCAGGCGCGCAAGCGGGGAGAAATAACTGAACCTCGGCGCTCAACTCCTCCATTTACGAGGAATAAACCATCCCCAAAGGATGCGCCAGCGAGCACTATAGAAGCATCAGGTGCAGATAAAGAAATACTAGATGCGTATGATGCAGGGAAAAGCGTTAACAGCATCGCCAAGGAGCGAAATGTAAGACCCGGAGAAATCTTAAAAACTCTTTCGAAGTATCGCCTTCCGGGTGAGGACGGGAGAATGAATACTGCGAGGTCTTCAACACGAAACTCAATTAGTGGAGCGATGGGAAGCCGTGGTAGACCCCCTAATCCAGCACTTCAAGTACGAAACAAAAGAATAGCTGACGCTTATAACTCTGGTAAAAAACCTCAGGAAATAGCTGAAGAGGAAAATCTCCCACTAAGAACTGTTCGATATGTTTTGCAAATCGAAAGATTAGGTGGCCGTGCAAATGAGGCCAAAATTCCAGGACCCCCAGTTCCTGAAGGAAGAAATCAAAGAATTCTAGATGCTCGCTCTTCTGGAAAAAAAATTAAAGATATAGCAAAAGAAGAAAATTTATCAGCTACTACTGTCGCAAATATTATTACATCGGAATTAAATTTAAGAAACCCAGACAGAATAAAAAGAGGAAGAAAAGGAGATAAAGCACGAAATAAAAGAATAATCGATTCGGCCCTCTCTGGTAAAAAACCTCAGGAAATAGCAAAAGATGAAGGCCTTCCACTAAGAACCGTTCGATATGTTTTAACCGAATCAAGAAGAGGAGGCGGTGAAAATTTGCCGCCAATCTTAACAGCCATGGTGCCACAGGGAAGAAATAAAAAAATTATCGATTCCTACAACTCTGGAAAAACGATTGACGAGATAGCAGAAGACGAAAGCATTCCAAAGAGAACTGTTCAGTATGTGCTAACTAACGCAAGAGCAGCCGGCCTAGTAGGACTGGCACCAAAAGGACGCTTGCCAAAGTCTTTAGAAAAAAGACCAGGCCTAGAAGAACGAAACGAAAGAATTCTTAAGTCCTATATAGAAGACAAAAAAAAGCCTTCCGAAATAGCGGAAGAAGAGGGTATCCCTGTGCGCACGGTTAGGTACGTTCTTACCGAGGCAAGAAGAAGTGGTCAGGACATTCCAGTCAATAGAGCTCGTAAGAAAAAAAATACAAACGACGAAACCTCAAAAACAATAGACAGAGGAGAGGCTGTAAACACCCCTGGAGCCATTACCGGGTCGATGGCAAATGACAACCCTCGAGTTGGACGTCGAGTAAAAACAGAAACAGAAGTTGCAAAAATTGACCCTTCGAAGTCTTTGGTAAAAGTCAAGTACGGAGATATCGACTTTGAGTTCGAGGTAGACCCAACTTCGTATAACGAGTGGGTTGAAGCCTATGACCTCTGGGTCGGATGGTATGGCAATTACAGCATGCGTCTTGCATCAGCATCGCTAATGAATGAGCCGCTACCAAAAACTTTTGGATACCAAGGTGACGATGAGGGTACCCATGAGCATGACCTTCTTGGCTCAGGACAGATTGTCAACCCTGCCCGTTCAGAGATTTCTGGAGCAAGAGACACGGTTAAGGCAGCGTTTGTCGGTCTTGGTTACATCAACTCTGGCAACGAAACTAACTCGCGCCCTATTTATAGAGGCCTTACCAACGTGACTAACGGTGAAGAAATAATGAACCTAGGGTTTGGCGGAGTTATCACAATGCCCCTGTCTGCGTTTACGTCGGACAAGGGAACAGCCACATATTACGCAACAAGAGGCGAAGAAGATATTCCAAACGTTGTTATTGAAATAATGCCAGGAGCAAAAATAGCCAACGCGGCGGGGGAACAGTATCAACACCAGTTTTACTCAGATGGCGAATGGGTAACCGATGTTACCGAGCAGGTTACTCAAGGAAAATTTAAATTCGTACGGATGTCAACCTCGTATGTTCAGGACAGAGGAACGACCAAAAAAATAAAGACAGTTACTCTTGAGCAGATAGAAACATTCAACCCCTACACAGGCAAGTTTGAAAAATTCTTAGGCAATAAGCCATCAATATCTGGTGCTATGGGTAGCCCCTCGATGAAGGACAATTCAAGAAGACTTGGCGAAATACGCGAAATTGTTCGTGGCTTATTTCCAGCCGACATGCAGTCACTGCGTGACAGAGGGGCAGAAACTTACGTTCAAAAAAATCCTACGTTTATTAAGAGGCTTGCAGAAATAAACAGCGGAACAGCTTGGCAAAACTCGCCAGATGCAATTAACCCAGATGGCACAAGAATGACAAAGGCTCAGTACCTGGCAATGGTAAATGCAGAGCAGCAAATTCAGGCTAGAGAATACATATCTAAAAAGCTAAACAACTATGCTCCTGATTTTAATCCTTGGCACTTAGAGCAGCTCAGAAACAATGTTGAGACAATGTACTTATCGTCTCCGGAACTTCAGATTCTTTCAGAAACGTACGGATACCCTCAGTTTTCCATATTTAGGTCTCAAATGATATTGGACAAAGATGGAAAGCCGAAATTTGTAACCAACGAAGAAGCAGACAAGAGCCCTGAAGCCGCAGCCGGAGTAACGCTTATGTATGCAGGAATATCGGCTGTTATGCCATACGGGGACGATGCATTCATACAAAAGGGCGAAAAGATAGCAGATGCTCTTCAGGACAGAAAAAGACGCATTGGTGGTAACTGGGGTCTATCTCCTGAATATCTGATGGAGAAATTTCCTGAAGACCCGTTTGAGTTAATCACTTCATCGACCGACATGGTCATGGATGCAATCATGAGAACAGGCCCAAGACCATGGAACATAGACCAGGGACACCCTATTGGCACCATTCGGCACGAAACTTCTCACTCAATACATGCGGGGGCACTTGCAAAAGCAGCTCTCGACATGCAGACAAACCCTACTCAAGAGGTCAAAGACGCATATTCCCTGTTGTCTTTATTTAATAAAAAAGACTGGCAAACGGCAGCCCTAGTAGACATGATGTTTGTCAGAATGATGATGAATTCTTCAGTTAGTGATTATGCATCCACTGGACCACCAGAATGGCTAGCAGAGACACTTTCGGCGGCTCTCTCCCCAAGCAGGAAAACACGAGCCCTTGTATCGTTCAATCATCGCGCTATCCTGGCGAGAGCATTCCCCGAATTATACGAATACCTTGTCGAAAAGGACTGGCCATGACACCAGCAAAAAAAGCAGAAACACAAAAAGAAGCAGACAAAGTGTCGGCGCTTACGCAAAAATTTTGGCGCGACTCATCGATGGATTATGCCGAGTTCATAGGCAAAGACAATCTCAAGCGTGAAGACGAAGCCGTCGCTCTAAACTTTTCCGACGCAAAAAGTTCCGTAGAAGAGTTGGAAAAAAAGATTAAAGCTAACGCTAAAAAGAAGAAGGATTCCAAGTAAGCCATACGGCTTTCCTCTTGACAGGTTCCTTAATCTGCGGTACCTTCATCGCATGAAGTTGCTACGAACAAATAAGCCACGCCTCGACGTTGGTCGGCTCCTGGAGCACATGGGGCCAGATGTTGTTGTTGAAGAGGCGGCGTCTGTTCTCTATGTTTCAGAGAAAACCCTCAAAAAGTGGCAGCGTCGCCCCAAAACAAAGCTTGACCCGTATGAGGCAGATAGGTATGCCTGTTTAATTGGCAAGCACCCTTTCCAGATTTGGTCATGGGACTGGGTGACAACAGCATGAGCCTCGAAAGCATGAAGCAACAATACGGAGAGCTTATGTTTATTAAGTGTTGCCGGTATTGGCCAATCCATACCGCCCACTTGATTCGGGGAATTGGCAAGTGCCCAGTTTGTAGGCAAGACATGAAATTAGTGACGGACGAAAATGAAATTCAGCGATTACGACATACCGCAGCCGAACTGGCAGAAGGACCTGTCATTCGGGTTGAAGGGCGAGAGCCTTATATCCGATTTCTTGTCCGATATATCCAGTGGTTCATTCGAGGTAAAAACGGACCGGTACCGGAATGGGCGAATGGCCGTGGAGACACAACAGCAACCAGGAGCCCGTGGGAACTGGATTGAATCCGGAATAAACGTGACCAAAGCAAAGTGGTGGGTGTACCAATACAACCTCGACGGAGCTTTTCACATTGTTTCAGTAAGCCGATTAAAGCGGTACCTACGACTTAATTCGCATAAATTTAACGAGTCAACAAAGCGCACATTTGCCGCCGGAAGTGACAACCCCGCCAAAGGGTTCCTTATATTTCCTAACGACGTTATTGACATGCTTATAAACCCTAAATACGACGAAATGAGCGAGAAGTGAAACTACGTAAGAAAAAAGCCAAGTGCGGATGTGAATTCCGAGGATTTGAGCCTCAAAACCTATGCGGAAAACATGCAGCCGAGCTTTACGAGCAATTGGCTATAGAGACTAGCTATGCCTGTAAATGGCGCAAGGTTGCAGACGACCTGTACGAGGTTGTTATGTGTGACACCTCAGATAACCTTTGTCGCTGTGCTTTCCATGTGGACGCATACCGCTCCCTACTGAAAGAAGAAGAATAGTGATTTACGATTTTGTTTCTGAAGGCATTCAGATTAAAGGCGACGACTCGTACCATGTAGTCAAGCTCGCAGAAAAGGACGAATGGGCTCTCGTTCGGCAGCGCTCTGGCACCCACTACGTCTGCGCGACATTCTCGTCCCCGGACGAAGCTCGTGCCTGTTGCAATTCTCTTGGCCTTGAGCTAAACAAGTCAACAATATGATTCTCAGCTTTTTTCAGATAATGGGGAGCTTTGCTTTGGGGTTCATCCTCACGCACATGCTTATCTACAAGCTAGTAGCTAGCGGTTATTTCGCCGGCAAAAACCCACTCTCTCAACTCTTCAATACAAAAGGATAAATTTAATGGACCAATGGATGGGAAATACTCATACTGTGCTCGACTACGGCTTTGTCCGGTTAGTTGACTCTATGGCCAAGGACATCAGTGTTGTTAACGCGGCACGCGTGTCTTTCGGAAAGCAAGCCACTGAAATGACGCCAGCGGACGTTCAGCTGATTCGTTTTCTTATGGAAAATCGCCACGGAACACCGTTTGAGCACAACAGCTTCATGTTCCACGTCAAGTGCCCAATCTTCGTAGCCCGAGAGTGGTTCCGCCACCGAATCGGCTCGTTCAACGAGTACTCAGGACGCTATTCCGAGATGATTGAGGAGTTCTACATCCCCGACTGGGAAGACATGCGCAGCCAGACCGGAAAACCCGGGAGCTACACATTCGAGCCAATCCAGGACGATGCCAAGTGTGCGTCTATCGAGCTCATGATGCAGTCCTCCTATGAGGCCTCCTGGGCGACGTACAAGGCTTTGATGGAGCAAGGGGTAGCCAAGGAGCTTGCGAGGGCTGTAATCCCCGTAGGAGCCTATACAGAGTTCTATTGGACGGTTAATGCCCGTTCCTTGATGAACTTCCTGGGTCTGCGCCTCGGAGAGGATGCCCAGTACGAGATTCGTAAGTTCGCGGAAGCCTGCGAGACGTTTTTTGAGCAGGCAATGCCAATCACGAACGCATTCTGGAAAGAAAACAACAAGGTGGCCCCCTGATGGATACTGGAACAATGAAGGACCACATCGAGGACCTGATGATTCAAATCAACGCGCTTGAGACGAATTTCCAGACCCTCAACGCCGTTATCGACCAGCTGCAAAAAGAGAACGACACCTATCGCAATCTGTGGCTCGAGGCAGAAGCGGCACTGCAGAAGCTAAAAAGCCATGGGTAACTCAGTCTCGTTTATCGAGTTCCAACTGATGCTCATCGACATGGAGCGCGACCGCGACAAGTGGAAGAAGCTTGCCGAGGACCTCGCAGAAGCAATCACGAACGAAGGCGAATCGCCAAAATTCCACCGTTCAGTCATGAACAAGCACCGGTCCGAATGGCCCACGCTCTGGGGACGTATCGACAAAATAATGGCTGCCATAAAATCCGCTAAATCTAACGAGTAACAGACCGCGTACTTGTAGAAATCCACTAGAGGAATACACACCATGAAGACAGACGAAGCAAAAGCCGCAGATGCCTACCAGGCGCTTCACAACGCGTATAACGAACACGACCTAACCGCGAAGCACTGGCAGCGACAGATGGTTGAGCTACAAAACTCACATGAACCACATTGGAAAATACAAGAAGCCGAAGACGCCTTTCATTTAAGCAACTGTATAGCCGCAGTGCTGCGAGACATACTCTTCGCCGGCGAGGAACTACCGCCGATGGATGACTACTTCTAGCGAGTACCACCTGAGCAATCACGACCAGCCGACGACCGGAGATGG